GTACGTTGTAAGCTATGATCTGTGCAATCAGGAAAGCTTTAGCATTCTGTGGCACATCTGACTTACCATCACAGTACCAACTGAATTGGCATATGTTATTCTTTTTCTGTTTGACTACGGCACACACAGTATCAGGGTAGTGCTTGTTATTCACACGGTTCATCACCACCTGTGCCACTGCTGCCTGTGCCTTGATGTCATCTTGATTTCGTGCCTCATAGTATACGTTAAGAGCTAGGCACATAACTGCTGATGTCATTATCATATTGTTACCTCATTGTTTTTGTTACACATTTAACCGTTACTAGTATAGGGAACTAGGAAAGGTATTATATAACTACTTCTTAGGTGGTTGAGGTGGTAGCTTTACAGGCATACCACTCCAATCATCACAGGGATCATCCGAAAGGATCATGTTCGATGCTAATATATGCAACACTTTCATCCTTGCTCTTGTCAATCCATAGAGTAACTAGATCTCCTGCTTGTGCAAAGTTACGCAGCTTCTCTATTGATATACGTTTATCACCCCGACCCTTAGACTTATAGAACTTTACATTGAGAACATACTCAATGCTGTCCTGTACTAATAGCATAGGCACAGTGAAGTGTTCACCTGCATCTAGGCCAGCATAGTCCAAGTCCCAGTGCCACTTAGTGTACTCTTGCACCGTCTTATTGGCATCTATAATGCTCTTGTCTAGCATGGTTTGCGTCACCATTATGACACCATTTGGTTCAGCTTCACTCATCTTCATCACCTTGTCCCAGATTAAATTGATTTCTCATAGCCCACATAGAGGCATTGAGCTCACTAATGTCTGACAGCCATACATCTTGGCACTCAAGTATACTATTCGTAACCCTATTCAAGGTACGATACGTCTTTCTTATGGTAGTTTTTTGCTCAGCAGTCAGCCCATCCATTGCTAACTGTCGTACTTGTTTTGCTGCGTCAGCTTCAGCTTTATACTTAGCTGCACGATCTTCGTCTGCTGCCCATTTAGCCATCTTATATCTCCTCATCATGAAATGATTTTGCATATAGCAATTCTATATTTGCATAGGGCTTGACCTCTTGTGCCATGCCCATAGCTATCTCACTAGCAGACTTCCAATCGTATATGATGTCAGGCTGCTTGTCTAATACTATCTCTGTATGTGTACCATCTACAGCTAAGCCAATCGCATATCGTTTCATGTTATCTATTCCTCCACTGCTGCAGTTGTGGCAAATAGAAACTCAATGTTTGTATCTTCATCTGGGTACTGCTCATTTATTATTGATGTAGCTACAGGGATAGCAGCAAACCACCCATCTACAGCCTCACTCTTTTCAATGTGTATTACTTTCTGTACATCGTCTACCAGAAATCCTACTTCAAAATTTTCCATGTTACATCACTCCTTGTGTGCTTTAATGACAGGCTTACCTGCCTCATTCAGATACATATATGCACGGTCTGCTGCATATACAGGTTGCTCAGTATGCTTGTCTACAAAGGATGCATACTTGTAAGGGTTGTAAGCTAGGTCCGACATCGGACTTAACTCATCGTCAAAGTAGGTAGCATCACCACGCACGAAGGCATGGACATTCTTCTTACGTTCACGCAGTACCTTATCACGGCCAGACTTACGGACCACGAACTTGGGGTTACTGATGTGTACCTTATCAGTGTGTAGTATCACCCTGCCCGTCATTACTGAACGGACAGAGAATACTTTCTTATGCAGATTAAAGTATACTTCAACACGCATGGTGATTGCTCCTATTAAGCTACGCTTTTTATTTGTGCATCAATCTGTTTGATACGGACAGTCAGCAGCTTACGTTCTTGCATAAGCTTAGACTTCTGTGTGTTCTTCTTGCATTTAATAAGCTTAAGTGTTTGAAGCAAGCCGACACGGTAGACTACACGATTGAAATACTCATTGGTATCCTGTGCAATCTGTTCCATAGTTTTACTATCCCAATTTTGCACAATGTAATCATCCAATACTGAGTAGTTGTATGACAAGTTCTCTGCCCTAGATAGGTGGGCTGTATGACGAGCATACAAATCAGGGCATACAGATTTAACGATTGGACGGACTGTTGTTTGTGTTGTGTTGGTCATAATATATTCTCCTAAGATTTAATTGAAAAGATTTTGTTTGAAGGTGTTTCTTTACGCCATGTATACAGGCTGAACTTACCCATATGATAGGCAGTAACAGTGTCTAAGGTTACACGGCGCATTGATATGCTCTTGTATTTACGTTTACGGACAATGCCTTGCTTCCCTAAGAAGTTAAACCAAAATCCTTTAGTGCCATCTTGCAATGGTTTAGTTGCTATAACTATGTTCATGTTCATTTCCCCATGATGTCTAATGTAAATTGTAGTTGTTTAGTTGCCATATCTTTAGAGGTATAAGACCCACCACCAAGTGACACCCACTCACCTTTCATGTTACGTCTATGTAACACTACTTGATACTTGCTGTTCGTGTCAAGCTTGACCTCACCGTAGGCTATGTCCCACTTAACAGGCTTGTTTATATCTGATATCATCTGAATGGATTCCCCATTAATATTGATCGGACATCTTGTAGGTGTTTAACCCTACGATGCTCATCACGTTCTTTCTTCCACAACTTTTTGTGCTTCGGCTTAGGTCCGACATCGGACTTAGCCTTCACCATCTTAACAAAGTTCTGCATCTCACATTTCATCTTCATCATCTCCAAAGGTTTCATCCCATTCTTCTGACGTAATACCTGTCATCAGGAACTCACGTTCACTGGCTGTCAGGTGAGGCATTGCCTCTTGTATCAATGCACCGTCAGCCCATGCACTGAATTGCTCATGTGTGATAGCCACATCAAGAGTGTTGATCTTGCCACTGATAGCTGATGCCATTGTGATTTTCATTTTATAGCTCCATCTTAGTTGTTTATAACAAACCCTGTAGTGTCATGAACTGCACGGCCTTTGGCATACAGTGCAACTACAGATCCCTTCGGGTCAAGGAATCGTAGATCATCCTTGTCACCATTGATGACAGGCATACCAGCAAAGGTGCTTGGTATGTTATTCTTATCTCGAAATACAACAGCCATATTTGTACCAGTATCTTGTGATGCCTTGATAACAGAGGCTGCATAGGCTGGGTCAGCCTCACTGTACGACAGTGTCAGGTGATAGTTGCTAGGCAACTTGGCATAGGCTCTCTTTACAATCTTGGTATAGTCATACCATTGGACTGTAGGATACTCCTCAATGATACCATAGTTTTCAAACATGATATCAGTAGTGCCATTGGGTCTAACACAAGGCTGTTGACCATTCTTATCTGCCCTTCGTACAAAGGTAGTGAGGTCACTACGTAGTACATTTAGATAGCTGCCACGGTCCTTGATATACATCAGTGCCTTACGCAAACGGCCAGCTTGAACACTAGACATTTGACCACGGCCAGCAGTTACTAAGCAGCCCTCATGGCACTTGGCTTTCTCTGCCATAGCACAAAGGTTGTGTACCTTACCTTCCCATACAGTCTTGTACGATGCCATGTATTGAATGGCTGTAATGTATTCGTCACCGTTGCCCTTGATTGTTTTGGCATCAGCACCAACCGACAGTAGATTATAAGACATCTTGTTATCCTTTCAGGATGTTAGGTCCGACATCGGACTTAAGCTTCATTCTAATCACTATAAATATATATAATTAAAACTTCTACAAGTAAAAGTTTTAATTTATTATTTATATGTGATATATATACCACTATGGTAAGCTGCCATTTTCTTCCAGCATCACCAAGATTGCCACGACAAATACCATCACGGCACAGCCAGCCATCAGCCATACATTACCAACCAAGGCTGCAATGACGGAGGTCATGCCTAGCAATAAGCCAGCACAAACTAACGCAAGTATTCTAGCTGTATTATACATCATACCATCCACTATCTTGTGCCACTACGATTAGGTTAGGCTTTCCAGTAGGTCCGACATCGGACTTAACTTTCAAAGCTGCAAGCTTCATACGTAATTGCTCACGCCGATCTGCATCAGACTGAACAACAGGACGCAGCTTACAGCTAGAACTATTTCTACTGAAGCTAGTCTTTAGACTATAGTGTTGTTTATATAGCATAAGCTATTCCCCCCATATCATACTCCCATTGATCCATCCAACGGATGGCTTGAGCTTTGTCCTTAGCACCGCAAGAGATAGCTATAGCTATGCTCTCAAGATAGTCAGCCTTATCTTCAGCAAGCTGAAGGTCAAGCTCAGCCTGTAGCTCAGCTATAAGCTGCTCTGTAGGCTGGATGCCACGAGGTCTAACCCCATAGACATCTTTGTAAAGATCGGAAAAGAAATCGTAGTCCATTTATTTTATCCTTTCAGGATAGTTAGGTCCGACATCGGACTTAGCAATTTGGTTTGACCATTCAAAGGCGCAGTGATGTAGTTATCACGATAGTGATTTAAGAAATCAGACTTTTCTTTTGCTATGATTTTATCAAGATAAAACTTTTCCATTGTATTAACCCTTGGTTAAAGTTGCAGGACAAGATAGACCCCGAAGGGTCTACCATAGTGCTGAAACTTAGGCTGCTTTAGCAGCTTCTTCTTCGATAGTAACTTCGTCATAAGACATTAGCATTTCAGCTAAGTCAAGAAGATTGATCTTGTTAGCCTTACAAACTTTCAACAGATGGTCGAAGACCACTTCTTTAGTGATGGTAGGTCCGACATCGGACTTAGCTTTCTCACTGACTTCGTCAGCAACAGGCTCCTCACTGACTTCGTCAGCAATAGGCAGATCTTTCTTGGCTGAAATTGCCATTGCTTTCTGCAAAGCAGATAAAGATGTGAAGCCTTTCTTAGAGGCTTTGATGAACTCTCTACAAGCTACTTCGTTTTCAACGAACCAAAGAGCTTCAGCTCTACGACGTTTGTCGATGGTATGGATTCCACAGGCTTTCAGCCTATCTCCAGAAATTCTTTCTCCGCCTTCAGCTTTCAGCTCCTGCATCAACTTTCCAAGACGAGTATCAAAGCCTTCAGCTTTGGTGAAGTCAGAGAATCTTTTAGCTTCAGCTAAGACCATAGCTTTCCACATTGTAGCTAAAGCTACACCTTCAGACTCTAGTGTTGAGATAGCTGGATTAACTTCGTTAGTCATTGGGACTTCCTTTGCAACTACGTTGGTTTTGACGGTTTTGGTGAATTTCGATTTTGCCATTTGCTTTTTCCTTTTTTCTATTTAAGTGATCTTTATTTAAGTCTCACAAAGAGTGACTTAAAGAAAGATCATTTAAATGTAGAAGAAAAAAGAAAAGGTTTCGGGTGCATCATGATGTGATCCTCGGCGCAGGTCGTTTCACCCGCCGTTGCAGGTATCTTCGATACCGAAACCCATGCGTGAAACTCATGCGACCCTCGGCCTTGGATGACAGCCTAAGTGGTGTGGTATTTTTGCAACACTAAGAGTGTTGGTAGGTCCGACATCGGACTAATGGTGTTGATTGGAAAGTGATCAAAGTCTTACAAAGATCAAGAGATGTGTCCCATCAAAGATGGGGGGTCTATTATGTGCATCAACACTTTGTGTTGTCTGTGTTTCTTCAAACCCCTATGTTTCACATAGATTTTTACTAGGCAACTGATTCCATAACAGTTGTCGTAGACAAGTAAGTCACTGTTTTTGTTATAGCTTTAGCTATTATGGTGGATTTGTTGGTCATTGGTTTATTCACCCTGCGTCATGACGATGTATTATACGTGGAATTGCACGGTGAAGGGGGTGGGCAGGGGCCAGTGGGGGTCACGTAGTAGTTATATACACGTACATACACAGATCTGGTATTCTGTACTGTTAACCACATTACACATATAGTGGTTAACACGGGCATAGGGACACATAATGTGTGGTATTTGTGTCACAGTATACGTATTAATCGTACTGCTCATGTCGATTGTGTATTGACATAGTATTATAGAGTGTGTATAACTAAGATACTTACTTACACTTAAACTATACACTTAAATTGAATCATTAAAATGTTCTTTAATAAATGTCTTGACACATAGATAAAAAGAATACTATAATAAAGAGTACTTAAGGAATAAAACTTTAATAATACACTTTAACTGTAACACTTAAGTGTACACATACAGCATCCTTTATTACAATATGAATATGTAATTGCAATATTGCCGTTAGGCGGTATCAATTTGTATTAAATAAAGTATTGACAATGGCAAAGAAATCCGTAAAACTATATACAGACAATGTATTGGAAGAGTTCTATAAGGCTATCCTAAATGATACATTGGATGAACTACATATTCCCCACAGTGATGTATTCTATGTACGTACTGCCGTTGAGGCTCACTATGGTAGGAAGTTTTCCTTAAAGCACGTAGAAGATGCGATGAGGGCTGAAGGTTGGACAGAGAGTTCGTATGCAAAAAACAAATAGCAGAGTAACTCGTGCTGGCGTTACAGGTTTTAATAAACCTAAACGTACACCCGACCACCCAAAAAAGTCACACATAGTTGTAGCAAAAGAAGGTGACAAAATAAAAACTATTCGTTTTGGTGAACAAGGTGCAAGTACTGCAGGTAAACCGAAAGCGAATGAATCAGACGCAATGAAAAAGAAAAGATCTAGTTTTAAAGCTAGACACTCAGCCAACATCGCCAAAGGTAAGCTTAGTGCAGCCTATTGGGCAGATAAAGTAAAGTGGTAAAAAGGAAACATACACTATGGGCATTTCAACTATTATGGGACGAGTTCTCAAGAAGGCTGCTAAGGGAGCAGAGAAAGCTAAAGCTGCAGACACAGCCTCTAAAGCTGCACCTAAGAAGTCACCTGCTAAAGTAACACCTAAGAAAGCTGAAGCTAAACAAAAAGCTGGTGTAGCTAAAGGTAAAGAAGTAATGGCTAAAGCAGATAATGCTGCTGCACAAAAGCGTGGTGCTATTGGCAAACAGCCAGTTGGTCAGAATGCACGTAATGAAGCTTCTGCTATTTACAAACTACGTGCTGCCATTAAAGAAGCTAAAGCTGCTGGTGCTAACGTAACGCCTATGGCTAATGAGCTTGCTGGTATTCGTGGTGCACGTGCTGCTCAAGCTGATAAACTTGGTAGAAACATGGAACAAGGTAAAGCCAATAAGAAACCCTTTGGTGGATTCACACCTAAGAATCCGTTTAAGTAGGGGGTAGATATAATGGCTAAGAAGAAATTCAGTGAAACCGTACTTGGTAAAATACTAGCAGGTAAAGGTATTAAGAAAGATAAAGCTAAGGCTACTTCCAGTTCATCAGAGGGTAGCTTTAAATCTGCCTTTGCTGCTGCACGTAAGGCACAGGGTGCTGGTGGTACATTTACTTGGAAGGGTAATAAGTACACTACTAACCTAGCTTCTGAAGTTAAAGCTAAAGATGCGGCACCTAAAGAGGCACCTAAATCTAAACCCTCACGTAAGGGCCAGATGACACCTGCTGAAGTTGCGAAAGCAAGAAAAGGTAAGGTAACTGTTGGGGAATCCAAGGGTGGTCGTGGTACTGAGAAAAAAGATGAGGGTCGTACTACAGCTTATGCGGAAGGTAAGACAGCTTTTGCAGTAGAGAGAGCTAGGACAAGACAACGTGCTGCCACTAAAGAAAAAGAAGCTGCAGTAAAAGCTGCTGGTGGAAAAGGTCGTGGTGATGGTATGTCACAAGCTTGGTCAGAGAAAGAACGCAGTGTTCGTGCTATGCCTAAAGTAGAAGGTGATAGATTTGTGAGTGCTTCTATAAAGAATACTCTCAATGACAGCCCAGAAGTTATTGCTAAACTAAAACGGTACACTAAAGAACAGTATCAAGCCATGTCTCCCGATCAAAGAGAGAGTGTAGGCTTGCCAAGAGGTTTGACTGCGTACAATAAAGATCAGTACTTTGCTAAGAGTGGTGGTAAGTATACAGGTGTGACTACATCAGGTGAGGTTGCTGATACTACCTTTAAAGGTATGCCAGCTAAACCTGCTTACTCACTATCTGAATCACGTGCTGCACAAAAAGCTGGTGAAGAAGCTTACAAGGCTGGTGGCAAATACTCTAAGGGTGGCATGGCTACAAAGAATCGTATTGGTGCCAATGACTTACGTAAGTCAGGCAGTGTGATTTCTTCGGTAGATCGTCGTAAGAAACCTAAAGGTAAGTAACATGGCTGGTAAATATAAAGCTGCTATTGATACTGCTATTTCGGACATGATGGATGAGGAGGCACTAGCACGTGCCATGAGAGCATCTGACCGTGAAGGCAAAGAACGTAAAGAGATGACCAAAGACAAAGGTCTTAAAACATCACCTCGTCCTAAACCCCGTCCTAAAAATCTTAAGATGGCTAAAGGCGGATATGTAAATTGTGGAGCTTCGGTTCCCGCAACACAAACTAGAAAGAAATAAAATGCCCACAGATCCCGCATGGCTTAAGGCCCTAAAGAAAGAAGCACAGACACTTGGTGTACCACTACGTGACTTGCTCGTTAAAGCACAGCCTAAGAAAGTGCCTAATAAAGCTAAGACTATGAATGCTGCTAAAGGTGGCATGGCCAAGAAGAAGTAGTAATGGCTGCTGGAGTTAAACATTACTTTAAGGGTGGCACTGAATATAAAGGTGCCACCCATAAAGACGCAAAGGGTAAGTTAATGTCTGGTGCAAAGCATACAGCTTCCAGTAAGTATGTATATCACAAGAAAGACTTGCCACCTAAAGTGAGTAAGAAGTAATGGCACTAGTTAGACCATCAAGAAATAAAAGCTTCTGGGCTGATGTGCAGGATACTGATTTGCATACAGCATACACATGTCCACCTAACTGTTCAGCAGAGATTGTGTTCCTTCATGTAATTAATGCAGGATCAAATAATACTGTATCAGTCAAGTGGTACGTAGCTGCTGATTCATATACGTCTAACTTTGTTGGGGGTAAGAATCTTAACACAAGTGAGTTTCAGACCTTTAGCCCTATCAGATTGTTCCTATCACCAGGTGATATGATACAGTTACAAACCGTAAGCGCTGGGCATATGGATCTTATAGGTTCAGCAGTAGAAACATTTACACCTAGTCAATAATTACATAACATGTGTTATTAGCATAACGGGCTTGCATTCTTAGCAATAGTATGATACAACTAAGTATGATATAACTCTCCTATATACTACTACTGTGGTATACCAGCATATATAGGAGAATTAAATGCTTAAGAAAATATGGAACGTCATCATTAAGATCCAAACTAAACGTGCAGAGTTTTATCGTGGCTATGTCACCTTGTCAGAACTGTCACGTATGAACGATAAAGAATTGCGTGACATCGGTGTTAACCGTCATGACATTCCGCAGATTGCATTCGGTGGACCCAAACTACATGGCTCCTACTAAAAGATTAGCTACCTTAATCTGTAAAGATATAGATGTAACAGCGGAGGTTGTTTATTTACGTAAGCAACTTAAGCTGTACATCGTACAGAATACTAAGCCAGTACAATTTAAGTACTACAAAAGAAAGTAGAATGATGGGATTACTAGATACACTAGTCGGACCAGTAACAAGTATCATTGATAAGATTGTACCTGACAAAGACCAAGCAGCTAAGCTTGCTCACGAGATAGCCACCATGTCTGAGAGAATGGCTAACGAACAGATGTTAGCTCAGCTTGAAGTTAATAAAGCTGAAGCTGCCAGTGGATCACTCTTTAAAGGGGGGTGGCGCCCTAGTATAGGATGGATATGTGGGTTAGCATTGTTTTGGTCATTTATCTTACAGCCTTTCTTTGTGTTCTTCTTGTTAGTATTCGGAGTTGACATGCCCCCACTACCTGAACTTAATACAAGTGACTTAATGCCTATACTACTTGGTATGCTAGGATTAGGTGGCTTACGTACATTTGAAAAGACAAAGGGCGTATCTAAATGAGTGAGGCAATGAAACTGCTGCAAGCTAAATGTGGCGTAGCAGCAGACGGTAGCTTTGGCCCTAATACAGCTAAGGCCATTGCAGCACACTTTAAACTGACACCTGAACGTGGTGCACACCTATTAGGTCAAGCATCGCATGAGAGTGGTGGGTTTAAACTTACACGTGAAAACTTAAACTACTCAGCAGAGGTTATGTGCAAAGTATGGCCTAGCCGCTTTAAGTCTGTAGAAGAAGCTGCACCATTCGCACGTAACCCTAAAGCCCTAGCTGAGAATGTCTACTTTGGCAGAATGGGGAACACCTCAAAAGAAATGGCCTCTCTCTATATTGGCAGAGGTTTTTTACAATTAACAGGCTATGATAACCATAAAGCTTTTGCTCATGACATGAACCTCCCCGATGTTCTAACTGATCCTTCCTTACTTGAACGTGAACTAGCATTTGAAACTGCACTATGGTTCTTTGAAAAGAATGGTCTAATGAGTATTGCAGATGAAGGTGTCAATGTAGATACTATCCTACGTATTACTAAACGTGTTAATGGTGGCACTCATGGCCTAGATCACAGAACACAAGAAACAAATAAGATCTTTGGCTGGTTAAAGAAAGCATAGTATAATGGCAAGAGAACTCACAGATAAACAGCAAGCATTTCTAAATGTATTATTTGATAATGCGGGTGGTGATGTAGTCACTGCAAAGAAGATGGCTGGTTACTCTGACAACACACCAACTACAGAGGTCGTTAACAGCCTCAAAGAGGAGATCCTAGAGGCTACACAGACATTCATGGCTAGGAATGCACCTAAAGCTGCAATGGCCCTCGTAGGGGGCTTATATGACCCTACAGAGCTAGGTATCCGTGACAAGATGGTAGCAGCTAAAGAACTACTGGATCGTACTGGTTTGGTTAAGACAGAGAAACTACAAGTAGAAGCCAAAGGTGGTGTCATGTTAATGCCAATGAAGAATCGTGCTGACTACGAAGATGACGATGAGTAGACTTGCGGCAGGACAGTGGAAGCTTCCACAGTTCACAGA